TGCGGGATCGTCTGCTGATCCTGTGGCATTCGAGATGGTCATAATGCGGAAAGCAGCGTTTTTGACTGCCAGATTCTCGGCTTCCATCGTTTCGGCAAGGTCTTTGCAGTAGTTGATGACAGAGGCGAGATGGCTACGACCACGAACCTCGTCCAAGCGAAGCGGGTCATAGATTAGAATAAATGAGGATGCTGGGACTTCCTGCTCGTCTGTGTAGAAATTGCCCTGCGTCCTACGATAAACCTTGTATGACTTTGTGCGTCCGTGTTCGTCAAAGTTCACGCCACCGATGTAAGACTGCGAAGATGTGGGGTTATCAAACATTCCCCCGATACGATCAGCCTCTACTGCTTGTAGCCTTAGATCCGAATTGGGATCGACTTGCCCATCAATAGAGTTTTCCCTTGTTATAACAAAGCCAACATCTCCATCACGAAGCACAGATCGAAGGGCAAGGTGCGAGAGGGACTCAAAGTTCTGCCGTCCGAAGTAATCACAACGCTTGCACCAGTTAGACCAGTAATCTTCATAAATTTGGTCTATGGCTCTGTCACCAGTTCGGGACATATAACGAAAGTTTCCGAGTGCATACTGCGAGAATTTAAGAAGAATCGAGCGAATAATTGGATTGTTGTCCTCAAGTTCACGACCAGCCTTAATAAGCTCAAGCCTTTCGTATGTGGAGTAGTAGCTTTCACCACCAGACAATGGCAAGGAAGGACGCCTATCACGGCTGGGATAAGCACCAGCAAAGCGAGTAAACTCCGTCAGCTTGCATTTGTCAGCAAGTCTCTTCAGCCCAAACTTGGGATTTAGAGTGCTGATTGCTTTCTCGAAGAAGTTTAGCTCTGCCATATGCTATTTTTCTTTAGAAGCTATATAGTCTTTTACTGCTTGAATGTTGTTTTCTGTCCACCTGTAATCCTTGCCCTGTTTTTCTATTGAGATTCCATACTTTTCTAAAATTGGAATATGTTTAGAGTTAATGGCTGGGGCAAGTCCTCCAGCAATCTTCTTCATTTTCTTATCCTTCTTATATCCTTTTGCATCTTCTTCCGCTATTTTTACCATGTTCTTAAATCCTGCCACATATCCGTCTCCTGCTGTTTTGCCAGAAGAGCCTCCACCAGAACCACTCCACTTTCCACTTGCATCCCTTTCTTGGCTGGGGTCGTAGAATTCGATCAACTTGTCTAGCTTTTTGATTATTTCAAATCCTTTTCTATTCCAAGTGTCTGATGTTTTTTCGCTCCAAACTCCCGCAATTTCATTGATTGCATCCGCTAGGTTTTCAAAGTAACCAGCGTTTTGGCTTACTGCTTTAGAGCTACTTTTACCTATTTGCCTTGAAATGGCTTGAACTTTATCAGACGCTCTGCCAAGAATTTCATAAAACTTTTGAGGCTGTTCTTGCCTTGCTTGATCAATGGCTTCCATTACGGATTCAACCCTATCAAGAGCATCGGACACCGCAGGCTCTTCATCTTCTGAAGTAACATTTTTTAATGCTCTTTCGTGGTGATCTTGAATAACTTTTATAACATCTGTCTTATTTGTAAGGATCTGCTCTTGAGCATCTGTTACAAATGATGTTCCACTTTTATTCGATCCGTATTCTCCCGCACCACTCGCCCACCTTCCAGACTCATCCCTAGCTTGGGTCGGGTCGTAAAAGTTAATAGCCTTATCCAGCATAGCAATCACTTCCTCAATTTTGCTCATATCCGACTGCGTAGCCATTTCTTTTTCACAGCTACCCGCCTCATATGGCTTAACACCAGCAACTGGCTTATAGCCTTTCCAGCACCTTTCTAGTATGTCGATTGCCTTGTCCAAAAGATTAAAGATTTTATTGTTTTCCATATTGTCTCCTTATTAAACGCTATTTATATCAACTTTTCTAGTTCCTACCGCCGTTTGAATAATCGGGGAATGTGCGGTTGATTCTAGCTCTTGGTCCAGCCAAGCGATTGATCGCAGCTGTGCATTCCATCACGGTATTCTGGAGTTCTTGCAGATTTGCCCTCGTAAGTTGTCGTCCACCAATGCTATATGACGCACCAGTTTTGAGGATAGCTTCGATTGCATTCAAAGTCTCTGTGCGAATCTGTGTAACAGTTGCCAGATCCAATCCATAATAAACCCCTTGTACGGCCATGCTATTTATATCCCTGTCAACTTATTCATTGGGCTCTTTCCAAATTTGCCCTTTTTTATCTAGATCACAAGACAAAAGCATAACCTTATTGTAGAACCCATAGCCTATGCCTGTTTTTACCATAAAGAAGCTATATTTATCCCCTATGTGGTAAAGAAGCCACGACAAGAAAAGCCTCATACTTTCTCCAGTTCTATCCTATCCATCTGTTCCACCTTCTCTTCAGCCAGCCCATCCTGCGGAACTGGCATACATCCAGATAACATCGCACCCACAAGGTTCATACACTCGCAATCTCTCAAGTGATTGTCCTTATTAACCCGATGCCAGATGAGTCTTGTTCGGCCAGTAAGAGGATTGTACTTGGGTCTTTTTACCTCTGCGTTCATATGGTTGTGCCAATCGTCGGGTGCATCGTCTGGGATTTCCCACTTGCCCATTTTGCCAGTACGAAGCATCTGCACCATATCTTTAATGGTTGGGTTTGACCAGCGAATAACAGGACACCTTGGCCTCGCAAGACCTTCTGATTGTGCGTTGCGATTTGTTCCAGACAAAGGATCGCCCCACTGCATCGAGGAATATGGTCGGTTTACCCTCACCTTACCGCTGGTGTGAGCAAAAAGCGGGGCATCACTACCGAGCAAACAAGTCCAGCCGTAGCGACAAGCTTGGTAATATACATCCCTCGTCTGATCTGCCGAATCCACGAACACCATCTTGTCCTCAACTTTCCAATCTAGCTGTGTTGCTCGCAGGGAATCCCAAGTCTCTAGCCTTCCGCACCATTCCAAGCGGGACGAACCATCCAGCTTCCACGCACGAATTGTGACCCACATATGGAAACCGCCACCCTCTTGAATGTCAGCAGAGATGATTCTTCGCTGGGAATCTTTCCATTGTTCCCCCATCCTGTATCCAGAGCCAGATACCCGCACAGGCTCTTCGTCATTCTGCTCCACCCAAGGCTGTCCGAGAACTGAATTCACAAAGTCTTGTAGCCCCATAATGCTTTTCTTGTCGTTGATAAACTTTACAGCCAGCTTCCCGAATGTCTCCCAAGGGCTATATAAGCCAGATAAGTGATAGGATTTGATGTTCGGTTCTGGGTTTGGATTGGCAGGCTTCCACTTTCCGAGCCGTAGCATCTTGGTTTTGTGTCCGTCTGTGATCTTTCCCTTGCAACTAGGACATTCGTAATAAGCACTAGCCCGAACTCTCTCATTATCCCACTCGCCATTGTCTCCCTTTGCTGTGGCATCCCACTTCACATTCGGCCAAGTAAGAACTTGGGTTTCCGCACAGAAAGGACAGGGAACATGGAAGTATCTCTGATCTCCTCGTAAGAATGACTGCCAGATGTAGCCAAATTCCGTAGTGGGGGTAGAAGTCTGAACTGTTAGGGAAAGCGGATAGGTTCTAGTGCGAGCCTCTGCCAGTTGAATAGCTCCTGCTTCTTTTGAGGATGCCTCTGCAAACTTGTCCGTCTCGTCACAAATCAGCAAGCCTACGCTACGAGAGCTAAGATTTGCTGGTGAGTTACTGCCAAAAAACCAAAGCGACATTTTATCATAATGCTGTTCCATCAGTTTGTATTTGTCGGTGTTGGAGGGTTTGTGTCTTGCCAGAACAGGGCAATCATCGACCATCGGTAGCCAGCGGTATTCCGAGAAAGACCTAGCCAGATTTTCGTTTGGCATTACCCACATCGCAGGCACAGGAGCCATATCCAGCTTGTAGGCTAGGCCAGCGAGGATTGTAGTTGTCTTTGCCGTTTGTGCCCCCCAACAGAGAACCATCGTTCTCACCCTGTCATCACGAAAGTCCTCCAAAGGCTCACGCACATAAGGAGTGAGAATTGTTGAATATGGTCCAGCACTCGAAGAAACACGCTCGGAAAGGTAAAGATTTTCTTCTGCCCACTCTCTGACTGATGGCGTTTTCTTTGGCGACCACATCCCATCCACGAATTGCTCTAGTTCTAGTTCATTCATAGGGAAAGGATTGTTATGCTACTCGTACTCTGCTTCTCACTTATAACTTTTACATCGCTTGAGTAAAGGATTTTCTCGGATTCCGTCTGGCAAACCACAAGCCGAACAAACTTTAGGTAGTCGAATGCCCAGTTTGTGAGTGCATCTTCCATCGGCATATTGTTAAACACGATGTCTCTGGATGGTGTTTGCCTCCACAAATACAAAACTCCCTCTCTAGTTACATCGTAGGTTCTGGGAACTTCTGGGGCTATGCCAATCCAAGTCCGTGTATGGTAGTTTCCTAGCTTCTGAATCACCTCAAACGAGGCTTGGGGCGTAGAACCGCAGACTGTGATGGGAAATCCGCTACTGCTTAAAAACTTCTTGTTGGTTAGAAGCCTGCTGGTGTTTGGTGAAAAGTAGTAAATGTGCGGGATGAGTCCGTTGTAAAACGAATTCGCAGCTACAAGTTGAGTTTCCTTCGAGTGTTTTCCGTTAGGCTCACCACAGCCTATGACGGC